TTATAAACCCATGGCCTGACGAATCAGCCTGTTCTTGATCATCCACGAACAATCAACCAAATTCAGTCCCTGATTACGCAGCCAGCCTATGCCGGGTAAATCATCATTGGCAAACAACCTGAACAGTCCATCACATCCCTGTTGCATCATACGTACTGCCAGCAATCTGGAACGCTGATACTGCTTGAGCAATGACCAGCTACCTATATCACTGGATTGTGCCAGAAGATTACTAAGGCACTGCACATCGGCAAAACCCAGATTAACACCCTGTCCAGCTAGCGGATGAACAGTGTGCGCGGCATCGCCAATCAAGGCAACACGTTGACTGATAACTGTCTTTGGCTGACGTTTTATCATAAAATAAACCCTTATAAAATGGCGGTTTGCGACCGTTTTCCATTCCGCAAATACCCATAAATAGCCATAAAAAAGCTATTACAAATCAAATGCTGATTTTTTTCTGCGGAATAGCTTTATTTATCTATCATTGTAAATATTCTTATTCTGGCTTGGAATATTCTACCATTCCAAGCCATTTCTTTAGTTTTCACTTACGAATAACGTTTACTAGCGCACTATGCCGCCTTGCGCAGTCGTTATACTTCCCTACTACCCCAACTGCCCACGGCAGAATATCTGCGCCTGTAGCGCCGTTTAACGGGCTTAATGCAGGGCATGGCTCTGTAAGGTTGGCTGGAATACTAGCGACTGCTGATTGCTTCGTTGATGATGCGCACCCCTGAAGCATCCAGACACACGTTAGTATAGACAGGAACTTTAATAATCTTTGTAACTTGTGCTTGTCGTTCATCTTGCTTTACCCCATTTTCTGCTTTCTGTTTCTCGTATTCTTGGCTGGCTTTATTGATGGACGCCTGCTGCTTGGCTAAAGCCTCTTGATACTGCCGTTGGACTTCTTCCGTGCCCTTGCTATAACCTTTCTGGTACTGCTTGCTGCCATAGCTAAGTACAGCAAATAACACCATCAAGGCAAGCAAAGCCCAAGCACCCACTGCTGGGTAATTAATATTCCTCATCGCTACACCTCAAAATGCGGATAATCTTTAGTCTTCGCCCAATCCCCGCCCCAGTTTATTTTTACGCCCAATTCTGCTGCGGCTTGTTTCATGGCTTCGGCGATTACCCGGAATTTCTTTAAATCATTCCAATCTACCGGATACGGCACTAAATCCACCGCCTTGCCTGTGGTGTGCTTGCTCGCAAACGGATTATTTAACCAGGTTACTTTGCTTAAGCTTGGCTGGGCGTATTTAGCTGGCACGCCTTTGATAGAACATTGCTGTGCTGTTCGTCCCTTGCCATAATTAATGCAGCACTGCTCACGGCTGCGCAAACCCTCAGTTACCATAAAATCCTGCTTGGTAATTTCAATGGCACGCTTAACTACCTTAACCAGACTAGCATCTACTCCTTGCAGATTTCCTAATGAACGTTGGCTTAGTTTGTACATATTAAAAACCTTTCATGCATAAAAAACCAGCCGATGGGTCATCAGCCGGCATGGTATAAATTCATATAATTCAATCCATTACAATCAAAAAAACCGCAAAAACAGGGTGCAGCCGGCACCCTATGGGCCACCTATTTCTGCCGGTCGTCTGTATCTCCAATCATCTTCTCTGCCCTGTTACAAACGGCATTGATCAGCTTTTGCGCCATCTTTGGTGCGGTTGCCTTAAACGCATCCAGTAGAGACGTGGAAGCCATACCAGCAAATACACCAGCACCTGCAAATAGCCATGGGTGGTTCTGCGTGAAGAAATATTCCGTTAATGCTGCCGCAAAAACCATGCCTATAACGATGAATGTAACGGTTAGCACTGTCCCATAGCGTTTGTAATCAGACACCACCAGCGCGCCCAGAAAGCCACCGGCGAGGGCAAAGCAATTGGCTAGTGTGAAAGCTTCGTTCATCATTCACCGCCTTTTTTATCTTCTACCCGTTTGGTGTGTTTGATTAGATTCCTGCCGGCAAGGGCGCAGATAATGGCAATAATGGGATAGGTGGTCATGCCTGTAGACAAAGGTGGGTATGCTGCGATAAATGCTCCGGATATAACCACCCAGATTAATGCCGACCAAATCAGGAAACAGCCCGATAAGATATTGCTGCGGCTGGAATGAAAAAAGGCAGCAAATAGCTGCCCTGCTGCCACAAATACCAAGATGGCCACGAACATCTTAGGATGAAGATGTAGGAATTTTTCGTATAAATCCTCTTTAATCATATCTTCACCGTGCAATGCAAATACTAGCGCAAATCCCAGCATAGCAAACCCGCTTAGCACTTCAATTATTCGTGTGCCGGTACCAAATAACCAATCTTGAAATTTGTCCGGTAAAAAGCGTAAATCAAGCAACCAGTGTAACCATTTAAATGCTTTAAGCATGATGTATTTACTCCATAAAAAATGCCCTCTTCAGAGGGCTTAACTAAATTCAGGATTACGCCTTATAAACTCATCATGATTGATCAGGTTCGCGTCATAGGTTTCCAATTTGGCCGAAACTACCCAAAATACATTAGAATCGTTAACCGCTTCATAAGGTTGCTCAGGGTTTATAAACCTAGCCTTAACCATTTTTTTATGTTCCTCAAACGCTAGTGGTGTAAGAAAAAAACCCCATCCAGATTGTCTGCCGACTATCTCGTGTACAAAATAACGAAAATCAGCCATGTCTGTCCATTTGATTTTCCATGTCGCTTGCACCTCTGTTGGTGAGTTATTGGAAATTCGGCGTTGTCTAGCTCTGCCACTGCTTAAGGTTGTGCGCACAAACGGCGATTTAAGCGAATAGCTGTAATCTACATCTGGCACTGGCAGTCTGGCAGGCCATTTCCGTATCATTGCCATATTCAACCTTTCTTTTATTGCTCCGGCCTGAAAACAAAACCGAAACGGTGATTTTTCATCATGCCACAATGCCACAACCGCCCTGGCGCCATACCTAACTGATACTCTGTGCCGTATCTTTCACGCTGATATCTGACGCATAAAATGCCATTTCTGGTATAAGCAAGGATGACGTCAGCAATATCGGTTTGAGAGATAACGCGCGTATCTAGTGATAATCGTGGATGCTCCAATTTGCCCAGTGCGATGGTTGTAAATTGGGCAGCAATGCTGTCAAAGAAATACAGATAAGTTGCAGCATTCTGGTTATAGGCAATAACGGGCTGCATGTTAATATCAAACGCAAAAGCTATTTCTGTTACGTTTAACGGAGCCAAAACGTCGTGGCTAATAATATTATTGTAGACGCGTATCTGCCCCTCACGGGTATAACGACATTTCCACAAATGGGAATCAAGTCCGGTGCTGTTGTCCTGAAAATCAGCACCGCCCAGTTCATAATCAAAAAAAACCGATTGTCTAATGGGGGTATAGAATGATGCAGTAATCGGTTCGTTAGATAGCTGATTATCAGGAAGCATTAAACCTCCCCCATGATAAAGTTACCCGGAAAATGAATGCCTGCGAGCTGGTTTTTCGGATTGGTTCAGAAAACCCCACCTGCCATGAGGGAAACTTTCGGGAACCAGTTGAGAATACTCGGAAATCCGTATCGTTAGCATTATCTAACCCAAATTCAATATCCGCTGTACATTGGTGGCTGCCACTTACATAAGGCTGTATGCTTACTTTACTACAATAAACACCTCTAACGTCACTATTAATGTCGCCAAGTTCGCTTTTCCCTAGCTTTGCGTCGTTGAATTGAAGCCATTGATTCATTGGTGAATCAAGGGAGCCAGCAAGGGCGGAACCCATCGAAACCGAACCAGGACGGGTAATTGTGTTTAAAACCATAAGGGTGACATTGTTTTTATCAACCACGTTTACAGTACTATTAACATCCTCCAGACTAAGGTAACAACGCACTTCGCAAGTCACATCCAGATATTCATCGCTTAGCAAGGTGATGGTTGACTGTTTGCCGTCCGCATCAGTAATGAGGGCGCGATTCCAGCACTTGCCCGAATTATTTAAAATAGCAACCTCAGCCAAGGTTGTTTTATTAAATGTACCGGCCGCAAAGCGGAAACGTCTACGCATCCAGTAATACAGAACACCATCCTTGTTGTATACCCCGTAAAAACCTGCATCATGGCTACCTTTATATGCATGTTGCGCACCAAGCCCGTTTTGAGTTGCGTATGGCTTTGACCCATCAGTCCCTACCGCGCACCCTTTAAACCAATACCCAGTTGCCATGAAGTCCAAACCCTGATCTAGAACAAGATTAGGCATCCAGCCTGTTTTCTGTACTAGTTCATCAGTACCCGATTTGCGCACTTCAAATTGAAACAGCCCGCCGAAGCGAGCTTTAGCATTAATATTCATTGCTATATATCCTTAATGGTAATTACATCTAAATTTACACCCATAGTAATATTTTCAACAGGCATCCTATCTTGAACCAGTAGCGTTCTAACTGATATTGAATCTAGGTTTACAGATGTGGTAAAGTTTTCCGTATTTGCCGATATCTGTGTCAACAGTTCCTTGATGCCAATCTGCTTAAGCGAAGCAGACGCATTTATGTTTTCCGGTTCATCGCTGTATTTGCTGAGGTTGTCGCGAATGACAATACTATCTAGCGTCGCGCCAGTATTAATATTTTCGCCGAGTGCACAGTTGGGCATGGTTTTGTTAGCAATACTGAAAAGACTGGCACCAGCCTCAAAAGTAGTGATGTCTACATAAGGGTAAGGCTTTGAGCTCAGATAATTCTTGTCGCCAAAAGGATATATAGCGCCATCGTAATCATAGTAGCTAAGTTGATACTCATGCGCGGTGATGGTGCAAATCCCATCTTCCTCCGGCTCTATGTTATCGATTACTGCATCATAGCCAATCTGCTTGGATTCACAGAACACTGCCCGAGGTGGCTCAATTGCGGCATCATTGAGAATAACTTCCTCAAATTCCGGCAGCCACGGGGTACTGAATCCCCCACTAATCTGCTGAACAGGCAAAATGCCAGACGCCCTGCCATCTTGCCACCTAATTAAAATCTTTGGGTTACTGTATTGCCAGTCTAGTAGCTCTGATACCTGAATGTGAGCATTGTTATCAATGCGCCTAATATCTGTTATCAGGCAGCTTATGGTTTTATGTCCGGGGATATCGTCCGTTAGTATAATTCTGTCGCCATAGTTGTAACAAAGCGCATCCATCTCAGTTTTGCAACTAAAAGACAAACGCTGATAGCGATATTTCATTAGCCGGCGCATACCAATCCGGTATGCCTGGTCTTCATTAACCACTCCCTCCAGCTTGTACGATTCTACCTTTTGGGGATTGGGTACATCATCAAGCCGGCATAGCACTGTTTCTTCCGACCATGTGCGGCTATTAATATAAGTTACGTCTATACCATCATAGTCATCTGCGCATGGTGCAGTAAAACTGGTCTGTAAAGGCTCTGTCATTTCCTGAGGGGTAATCATACCGACCCAGTTTTTTTCACCCTCGTAACCTACACTTACCACTCCATCAGAAAGGAATGGATAGGCAAAACCTGCAGTGCAGATTTTTTGCAGCATACCCAGTACAGATTGGGTTTTATCAACCTGACAATCAAAATACTGCTTATTTGGTGTCCATAAATTATCCTCCATTTCATCTATAGTTGCCGCGTCATAATCAATCAAGCCAATACTATCCAGAACGTGCTTAAGTGCTCCGGAAATACTGCGACTTTTGCCATTGTTGTATTTGCGCGTGGCTACAATATTGACCCGCCGGTCTGATTGCGCGGCCAGCTTGCCACCGGTGGTAACTGTTATGCCTATCGTGGTGACATCAGGATATGAATTTGGCCGTTTAAGCAGTCGGCCGCGTAAAGCCTGCCAATACATACTGTCATGTGCGCCATCATCGTTTTGTATATTACGGCGACGGGCGCGTACTTCGATTAAGCCCGGTTCTGGAAAGTTATACCTTAGCGTATAACCCAACCCATTTACGTTTTTTTCATACCATTTACCCTCGATATGAGTCCAATTTGTTTGATTGACATAACGGTACTCCACTGCCCATAGTACAGATTGACGCTCTTTTCGTCCCTCATCATCCCAATCACAAATTCCCGATGGAAAAGCAAAATTAAGCTCAATAGCATCCACTTTTTCGTTTTCAGGGCATGCCAGAAAGGGTCCGAGCCAACGCTCTTTATCGTTGATATTATCAGCAATAAAATCCATAACTGTACGAGGGATAAAGCCCGTCCAGTTTTTATCTACAACACCATCAATCATCCTATCAAGAGTTACGGTTAAGCCATTGACTTCACTTATCCGGTATTCACAGCCACGATGAGAGATACTAAGTCTTTGCTGCCGCTCTCCCAAACCATGGAATGGCGTATTATCCGCATATGAGAGTGTAATTTGCGGCGTGATTGGGGTAATTATTTGGGTGTCCGGATCAGTTTTGCTATCTTGATAACTTGCTATTAATAAATCAAAACCACTTTTGCCGATATATAACGTGACAGGCATACCCACATAGGCATTTAATTCTTTCAAAGAATCGCCGGTAATTAAACTATAGCCATTCTGGTTTTGCACAGAAAAATCCGCAGGCATTTTTATACTTACGTTCTTACCCGCCACCCATGTATCTTTAAAATCAGCCTTGTCAGCACGGGTTGAGATATCGAAGAATACAGTATAGCCAGATGCGGTTGCCGTGGTCGCGCTAACCGTATTGCCGTCAGGAGCAGTTACAGCCATATCCAAGCCGGCTCCGGAGCTGGTGCCGCCTACTTCGGTTGAGCTCCACCAATTTTCACTGCGAAAATCACTAGATACATCTGCGCCCGGAGGATAAACTGTATATTCAACATCGCCGCCTAGCGCAGCTATTGGTGTATTCCCGATACGAATATCGTTTTTCGTGAATTCAAACTCCCCCACACCAAGGCTTAAAAATAAATGCGCTCGATAAGTTTCTGGCTTACCAGGCACAAAGCGATTAACTGGCTGAACCACATAGTCAGGATAAATCCGCTGCCGGCCAAACACTTCACGGATAGGGTCACCCAGTTTGGCCGAGTTTGCTTTAGCAGGATTTAATTCTAACCCGTCGCCATTAGTGTTAGTGTTAGCCGCTCCTTGTGAAGACATAGTAAGAATCATATACACCGAATACAGGGCTACTGCTGCCACCACTGCATAGTAGGCGTATACCCATGCTGATACAGCCGTACCAATAGCATATGGCTTAGGGTAAATTCTTACATCATCCCGAGCATCAATAATGGTGTTGCGCCATTTGTCCGGCGCAATCTCGACACAGTTTACCTCGATAACGATAGGGTGCTCTCTATCCAGATCAAAACCGTCCACATTGAAAAAAAACCAGTCGGCTAAACTGGTTTTTTGGTGCTGGTGGGTTTCTATTGGCTCTCCATTAAGCCGACTAGGATAAATTCTAATCATCGCCAGTACTCCACCCTGTAAAACCGCCTTGCAAAGCGCTGCAACGGCAAAAAGGTCACATTCGTCCGGGGATTGCATTCTGCAACATGTAACAGGCCGTTTAACTCAACCACAACCGCCACATGATCAACCACGCTGCCAGAATAACAAGCCACTCCCGCCCCTGCTTGTGGCTGACATTTCTCCAGCCGTTCAAACATCAGCCGAGCGTTAACGTCTAACCCGCCGTTGTCTTTAGTCACACCAGCAAAATCAGGCCATACCGGCAGGTTTAAATCCCGCCTCACCTCATTGATTAAGCCAAAACAATCGAGGGCAGGAAAATCCCGCCCGCCTTTTGTCCAGATAACTGCTCTGTAACGATCTGCATTAAAACTCATGTTATATACCTCAGCCCTGGGAAATCAGCCAATGTGTAACGATAGCGCGGCCACGCCGTATCAAGAACATTCAAATAGCCGGCGGTTATTTGCACCTGTTCAGCCGTCCAGAATCCACTTTTAACGGCTAATGTGAACGGCTTGGCTGCTGGCGCGGTTAAATCAGTTGAAACATAAGTGCGATAGGTAATGGTGGCGTTTTCCAGCGCATTTAGGCTGGCGCGGATTTGTGATGACACAACGCCCTCAATATTGCCGATGACAAGTTTTAAATCCTGCGTACCGTCCTTATTACGCGCTGGCAATGCCAAATCTATTGCGGCTGCCACGAAGTCCACCGTCTGACCATTTTCAAGCGTACAGCAAATATCATCCCAACCCTTAACCAGATAATACGAAGTCGTGCCAACATCAATCTGCACCGTTCCGTAAATAATTTCGCTACCCGAGCTAGCGTAAAGCCGATTTAATATCGTCATGATAGTTTCCTGCTAGTTGTCCAGCCGCCTTTTAATGCCTTGCTTACATCACCCTGTCCAGTAGCAAGATGTCTTGCAACCTGCTGATAACCCATTTGCGCACCTCGTTTTGCTGCATTTTCTATTGCCTGCATAGTGGCGTTGTCGGGATTACCATTTACCGTAATGGTTTGATGTACGCCACCCATTGCTATGGCGGGATTGGCGGTCATATTACTAATAACACTACGCCCAACGGCACCACCATCGGCATAGCCCCTGCTGTTTCCTCCGGCAAGGACGCGTAAACGCTCAATACCAGCCACCCCCCCCATATTGCGCACATCAGTTTGATTCAAGACAAACTCACCTTTATGCACTATGCCGGCTGGCTCATACTTACCGCCATCTCCGGTATAGCCTCCACTGGAAAACCCAGCAGACACCGCCGCAATACTGGATACAATGTTTGCAGTTTCTGCCGCTACTGTTGCCATAGCCGCTAAATTTGACGGGAATGGTGCGGCAGATGCCTGAGCAATAGCATTTTGTATAGCGATAACTGAACTAGCGATGGCGAAAGCCTTTTGTGTAGCAAGCATAAGCCGATATGCTGTTGAATGTTTGCCAACTGACTCCTCCAGCATGGAAGACATGCTGCCAACTATCTGCTCTCCATAACCAAGTTGCGCAGTTAGACTTTGCTGCTGATAAGTTTCATTCAGGCTGGCCAAGTCTTCCTGTTTCTTGCGTTCAATTTCTACTATCTTGTCAGCATTACCTTGAGCTAGCTCAATTTGCACATCATAAAAATTAGTAATGCTTTCCTGATAGTTTTCATACTGCTCTTTCAGGTCATCAAAGGGTGTTTCTTGCTTGCCCCATTTTTTAGCCTCCTTAAAGCTGCGATTAATCCCGATGTCGTCAACCATGGATTTATAGCGATGAGCGGACAGATTTCCCATTCCAAGTTCACGCTGTAACATCTTTAACTGCCGTACGGCCTGATCAACCTCATTAATTCCAAGGGACGCCTGCACATCGCTTTTTTCGTGAGCTTTAGAGGCTTTGAGTAACTCATCTTTTTGCAATTGGGTTAGGTCTTTGTTTAACTCTATTTCTTTCCGTTCAGCCCCCGCTCTTTCATGTATTAACTGAATGGCATCTTTGGTAAAATCCCATGCTGATTCAAGCTTACGCCGCTGCGCTTCCTCATAGGCTGCGACATCGCGGTTATAATCTTGCTTGGCCAATTCCAGATATTTCTGCCGCGTATCAGTATCAAAACCTGCTTCATCGATTTTTTCGAGCCGCTCCTGATATTCTGCATCAAGCTTTTCCCGATTGGTATAAAACTGCTTGACTATATCTAGGCGTTTTTTGGCTATCTCTTCATACTCGCGCAAATAATCTTTAACGTAATCTGCGCTACCATCATCAGCCTGATTGTTATAAGCCGCCATGCGTTTAATTACTGATGGGGCATAAGATCGTCCTATTGGACCTATCTTACCTTGACTAACATTGCCCTCACCGGAATGGTAAGCAGTAATAGCTTTGGCTAAATCACCTTTAAAGAACTTTAATAAATAGTTCAAGTATTTAGCAGCACCCTCTGCTGATGATACTGGGTCACGAACGTTAACACCAAAGCGACGTGCGGCATCAGGCATAAATTGGAATAGCCCGCGCGCTCCACTGGGGGATAATGCGTTAACATTACCACGCGATTCCTGCATGGATATAGCAGCCAATACCCCCGCAGGCAAACCGTACTGCCGTTCTTTCAGCGCATAGTTGTATCGTTTTGCCTGTGCTCTCACAGTATCATTCATTAACGACTGGTTACGTTTACCCTTTTCATTGGCTTTTTTAACTGCTTCGGCGCGGTCTTTTTGCATTCGCCCAATATCTAATGCTATCTGATCCGCTTTGTTTGCGGCGATTTTGTCATCTTTAATCGAACGATAATATTTCTCCAGTTCACGCGCTTGTTTTATCTGATCATCAATGCGTTCTACCTGCGTCTTGTTGGCTTTGATGATACTGTCAGCTTGCTTATCCATTTCTGCTCGCTCAGCCACTGCCTCTGCTTGCTGCTGGCGTGCTTTCTGTTCTAACTGCGCTGCCGTTACCTGCTTAATTAACTCCTCGCGCTGCCGGTAAAATTCCTCTAATGCCGCTTGCCCGCTACGACCAAATAAAGGATCAGTCAGTTTCAGATGTTCCATATTGGCAATTTTAAGATTGACATCGCGCAGTTTTACTTCTGCCGGAGTATCTGCGCCGATACCTTTCATTGCCTCCCAAGCCATTTCTGCGGCTTTTTTGACTGTTAGCCAGCCCTTTGCCATCATGTTGGCACTAGCCCACGTTCTCCTGCCCGCATCCTCTACGCCTTTGGCTAGTTTATTCTGTATCAGAATAACCGCATCACCTTTTCTGCCTACCTCAACCAGTGCCTTAGCCTGTTCATAAACTGCTACAGTCATGGTGTCATAGTTTTGCGACAGTTCGACAACCGCTTTTACTGGGTCTTCCTTAATTCTGGCAAACTGTTTAACCAAATCTTCAACTTTTTGTCCAGTCATCTCACTATTGTAAGCAATGACCGTGGCAACCATCTCAAATGTTTCACTAACTGCCGCACCACTACTAGCCAAACTCATTAATGCTTCTCGTGCTTCACTATACGCCCCCGTACTATCGCCGATTCTTGAAGCCATCATCTGCATTTGTCCGGCAGTTACGGAAGATGCGCCACCCGCTAGAATTACCGCCTTGCGAAAAGCGTCAGATTCTTTGCTGCCTTGAATAAAAGCCGCCCCAACAGCAGTAACCGCAGCAGCTGCACCGCCCAGAGCCACAGTAGTAGGCGTAATGAAGCTCGCCAGCCCTTTAAACATCAGTCCAAAGCTGCCGAAGCTATCGCGTAACTGACCGCCCTGCTGAATAGCGATAAGAAAAGGGCTTTGCCCACCGGCTAACTGAGTGACTATATCCGTAAATTGCGCCGGAGCCATGCGCAACGCATTTTGGTACTGGCCAATACTAATTGTATTTACCTTTACCTTATTATTAAGCGCATCCAGTTTCTGTAATAACGGATCAAATCGCTTGATATCCAAACCGCGTTGATTGGCTAATAACTCATAATATTCACGCGTGGCACGACTGCCAGCAGCTTCAGCAGCAATAGTACGCTGGATAGCATTTTCCAATGCCTTTGCGGCGCGCTCTTGTTTTTTCGAAGCAAATTCGGCTGCTGCACCAGCTTTATTAGCATTCTCACCAAATTTCACATAACTCTCAGCGGCTATACGGCCGGCTTGCTGCGTGGTTTTCCCAACCCGCTCCGCAGTACCACCAAGACTACCAATTGACCGCTTCGCTGATTCCACTGCCGCAGTTAAACCACTGATATCCCCGCTGATGCGTATGTTCGTTTTGTTTTCAGCCATGTTTTACATCCTTATACATCTCATCCAATGCCGCTGATTCCATCACTGCAATATCCGCCAGCAGGGATTTATATCGCTTCTTCTTAATCCGATGCATTTTGAATAACGCGTATACCGCGCTGTAATCCAGTCCAGTTGCGCCGCCTGCTGCCACACGCCATTGTGTCGACAATTTCGTAAACAGCTTAACCACCTCAAAATTCTCCGGCCAGATTAAGACTTCTTCGTTAAAATCAGACGGTTTAAATCCAAAAGCGGCCAGCTCAGCTTCAGATGCCGACTTCGCATACAATGCGCGGGCGGCGGCTTTTAGTTTCCCACGCGGTTATTGGTCAGCTCCCTCATATAGGTATCTAAAAGCGCATTCGCTGCACCAAAATAATTGTCGGTAAGTTCTTTTAAGTTATCCGGCGTAAATGTTTCATCTAAATCCCATCCTGTTACCAAGTCTTTGACAATTTCGTAAGGACTAAGATTTTTCTCGACTGCATCGTCAAAAAACTTTGCCGCCTCGGGCTGGCTCATGGCTTTGTAAGTAATTTTTACCTGCCCTTTTTCCTGCTCGCCCGGCACATGGATATCAACAACACAAGTAAAAGTTGGATTTGGGGTTAGTGTTAGTTTCATAGTTTACCTCAATAAAAAGCCCGCATCATAGCGGGCTGGATTGTGTAAAAATAGAATTAATAACGCATTGGGAGGGCTTGCAGCGACAAATTAGCGTTAATCTGCATTACATTGCCCTTATTGACTTTTGGCGTCTCGTTTAGAGACACCGCCGCGTTATACGCAATAGTTGAGCCGCTGCACAATTCCAAAAATACTGCATAATTCCCGCGATTATCCTTAGCCTCTTTAAGCGCTTTGTAACCATCAAGCGTAGGGTCATCGGCAATGCCAAGATCAATTGATTGCGCAGATGTGATGGTAGGCAACTTCCGCTCAAAATTATCTTCCAGAAACTGGAAAGTAGCATACTGCTGCTCACCACCAGAAGTATTAAACTCCAGCACCTGTGTAATCTGCACTCTCTCAAGAATCTTGCGTGCGCTACCCTTGCCGCCGCCAACTGGAAAATCCTCAACCTTACTTGTGTTAATACCCTCTAGCTCAAACGTATCTTTAGTTACTTTACCAACACGGACAATGCGCATAGTGATGCCGCTCCAGCCACTTACAAGCTCAATATAATCTCCAGTAGCCAAAGTATGATTGGCTGCCGTTGCAACCGCCGGATTAGCATTGCTTATACTGGTAATACTAATCGGAGTATCGCGGCCTTTTTCAATATAAAGTTTAGAACCATCAGGCAATTGTGCTGCCATATTGCACCTCTTAATAAATAAAAAACGGCCACAAGGCCGTATAACAAATTAACCGGTTTATTTCAGGTAATCACCGTAAAATCCATGTGACTGCCATAAACCGACATCTCATAATCATATGTATCTATAGGCGCATCAATGGCACTAACTACCGGTAAGCGCAGTAGTGCCTCTTGAATTGCCCGAATATACTCATTTGCAGCTATATACGTTTCTGCCCAAGCAGCTACTTGCAAACGTCGTTCAAAACCGCCCGAAGTCTGATAGTCCATAAACAGATACCCTGCCCCGCCTACCCACTGCAAGACAATAAATGGTGCTTGCGCTGCATCATTTGCAAAACCCCAGTAAACAGGGATATTAGGCAAAGCAGCATTAATCGCCATTATTAGCTGTTTTTCCATTTGCCGCGTCCTGTAATGCTTTAGTTATTAAAGCCCTAGTTTGCAATCTCTTTTTATCAAAAGCTGGGCGTAAAAAAGGGTGCGCAATCACTTTGGGGCCACCGTACTCTATCGCTCTGCCCAATTCTTGCCAGTATGCATAAGGTACACTCTGCCCCGGTACACCATACGAAGTGTTTTTACGGAATGAAATATCATATTCCACACGCTCACCCTCAATACTCTTATCCTTGGCAAAAGCGATATAGATACTTTTTTTCAAGTCACCAGGGTTAAACTCGTACGGCGTACCATCCCAAACCATTTTACCTGTATCCCTGTCCAAGCGGCCGGAGCGAAAAATATGCGGCTTTTTACTAACTCCAGCCAGCTTAATCGCCTCATCCCTGATTAGAACTGCCCCCTCATACACCGCCCGCCTTAGATTCTTTTGCACTCTGTCAGAAATACCGTCTAATTGGTTATTCAATTCAGATAAATCAACATCTAATTTAAGCATATAACCTCCATTAAAAAAGCCAGCACTAGGCTGGCTTGAATTTGTTACATAATCAAATAATAACAATTCTTTATTCTTCCTCCCCCGTATCACAAAACTTCTTAGGTTTGCTGAAATGCAGCTCATAAAATGCACTTTCTCCACCAGAACCTGCGCTAGTTTCGTATGATAAATAAACCTTTCTAAATCTATCTAAGCTTAGCTCGTAACCTACGATTTTACCGCTCGCCATTCTGTCGGCTTGACAGATTTTCTTATATTTTATATTTGCTTTTTCAAATGACTTTTGTGGCGGCAATACACAGTTTTGTGTATCATAGGCAAAGCACTCATTATCAATATAAACACTCTCAACCCCAAATTTAGGATTATCGTATGCTAAATACCGCACATTCCAAGCCATTTCTGACCAATTTTTTTTCAATACTAGCGGTTTAACCCCATTAACATTAATTCTTACCATTGCCTTGCGAAAATAAACCGTTCCGTTATCCTCTGTCTCGTCGCTATCAACCCCATCAGTTTCCCAAATGAAATTCTCATTATCTGCGTATGTATCCCAATCAATATAGCCTTTACCACTTGCCCCAACAGGGACTTGCATAAACATCTTGACAAACTCGCCGAGTTCATATGATTGCAGCGATTCCGCTTCTTTTGGATAAACCGGATAAGCATTACTTATTAAAGGCAGCATTAAGAATAAACAGATAAAAAACTTTCTCATATTTCATCCTTTAGGTTGTCAGGTAACAGTTTCACAAATCAAATCCGTGTACTCACGTGAATTTACGTCATGCATTACTGCCTTGATATTATAAATTACATTATTAACAATGACACGCATAGCATTGTTTAATTTAGTGTTGTGCCGAACTCTAATGCTTACCCTGACAATACCAGTTACCTTGTCTGCCTTAATGGTTTCAATCCCTGATTTATTACGTACATCCGCCCATAATTTCCCAAACTCAGCCCAATCATGAATTACCGCACCATTCGCATCCTTGTTGCTAACTGGTTGCAAAATGGTTATGCGCGTTCTTAACAGCCCTGCACGCATATCACACCACCAGCGGCATACGAAACGGTTCCAGCAGTGCCAATACCGCAGATGGCAGGTGCTGGCCGTTTGGCAATTCACTTGAGCCCCCGTTTCTGTCAGCGTCCCAGTGACCAATCAGCAACAAAGCCGCTTGTTTAATAGCTATATTGGATAAATCAACATCGGGCTGGTTCAGGTATTGCTTAATAAAGGCCTCGGCAGCGTTAATATACTGCTCAAGAATAGCATCACTCTCACTATCATCGTAACGCAAGTGTTGTTTTATTTCATTTAAAGCCACAATACTCATTTTATCCAGTCCTTGGAGCACAATTTAAAATTGGCGTGGTCAAAATTACCGCAATGGTCATTTAAAACAGCCCACAATGAACCACTCTTTGTAACAAACTGCCCTTTTAAATAAGCCACTTCCTTGTTAAAAACCCCAGCATACGCTGCTTTGAAAGCTATTTCTGATTCAGCGGGCATGTTTTTCGCAGTTTTGCCAGCAAAAGGGTCTTCCTTGGCGTCGCGTTTAGCTAAGGCGCTTAATGAGAAGTTTTGCTGCTGTAAATAAGGCGTATCACCCCCCTCAACAGGACACAAACCAATACGCTGGCGCGCCTCGTTGGGAGTCATGAGCGCTGAACTTACCCCCTCTTTTAACATCCCCATTAAGGTTGTACTATTCATCCTTATTAAAGAATCAAGGTCAAATTCAATGCTAACCTTTTTGTCTGTTACAACCTCTTGTGTAAGCAGATTTTCTATTGCCTCAATCAGGGTCTGCAAACAACCTGAATAGTAGATTTCATTCAAATCTTCTACCTTCATGTTATTAGGCAAAGAGGCCAGCCCAATAAGGAAAGGCGGCATTTTAAAAGCACTGCATACTATTTCAGCAGAAAGACGCAATTGCTCAATAAGTTGAGAATCCGCAGCAGACATTGTTACGGTCTGATATTTCATATCATCGCCAAGAACAGCTGTACCGCCTTGATTTTGCCCACCATAAGCTGAATTCCATCGCTCCCTAATCAACTTTGCCGTCTCTTCACTGATTGACCCCGGCGTTGTTAATATTCCAGATGGGCGCGACTGATTCTTAAAAAATGTTCTGCTGTTTGCCTGTATAGCAAGCCCGTTATCTACTGACACCTTGCATGCCACGACGGGTGATAAACCTACTAGCGGGTGGTAAAAGCAATTCCAGCGGTCGTGTATAACCTCACTCGCCGGCAAAATAATGGAGCTGTCGCCTATCATGCTTAACCTGTCGTTAGCTATTTGATAATAAACCTCTCCATTATCTGCAACCAAGGGCTGCACTCTGTCGGGATGTAATACATGCAGATTTTTTACCTTTCCGTATATATCCCGCTCTTTATACACATAGGTATTACCCTTAAACAGCTTTGATTGCACCCATCGCTCAAAAAATTGTTGTAGCGTCTGGTAGTGATTAGGCTTCAAGATAAAGTCATATCCTTTTAATTCCTGTGTCTGCCATACACCATCGCTAATTATCTTAGTGAGCAAAGGTAATTTGCTAATATCCTGTGATATTTTCGAAATACACGCAAAAACCGCAAAAAAGCTATTTACATCTTCCGGGTCCATTCTCATTCCAAATTGCCATGTACCCCGAGCAGATTCACATATTGACTGCCAACCACCACCAGCTTTAGGTGAGGATTTCTTTCTAAACAATCGTTTTAGCCAGCTCATTTTCCCACCATGACGTTTCTATGTGGTTATTTGGATTTCTTGGCACCTGCGCCTTTACTTTTTCGAGCAGCATCAGCAGCAGCATCAGCAGCAGCATCAGCATCAGCATCAGCAGCAGCAGCACAAACCGCAACGCCAAGCTTAATTAAAATTAAAGCGCATTCTGTTTTGACATCTTTAACCTCGCCTACCGCTGCATCATGCATAGCTTTTAAGTATTTAATTTCCATATAAACTCCAAGAAAAAGGCGACCGAAGTCGCCTTTGTTTTTTAAACGCTAGTATAGTCAAGAAACGCAGCAGCAATTGGTCGACGTTTTGCCCATGTAATAAATTTCTCTACACGAACAGCAAATTTATTTTCCTGCCACAAATTATGCGTTTTATCACCGTCAATGAGCGTCGCCTGATCACTATAGGACACATCAACGCCACCATCTTGAGCAACCAATATTTCTGACATTTTAATCAAGATGATTTTATTGCCAGCAATTTGACTGGTAACAACAGGGATGCCCAGCAGATTGCGCGCACCGTTGAGACTCATACCGGGAAAGTAAGTATTCCCTAGTGCATCACGCAAAATCGCAATCTGCATAGCTCTTGTTTCCGACATTATCAGGTAACTACCATCCGCGGATAAGTTCTTTTCAATAAACGTTTGCAGTAATCCAAGGATATCTTTTTCATAATCCGAGGCAGATTTGCCGGTTGGAATTTGGGTAGTGACACCAAATAACATACCCGCAGGCGCATTATCAGTTTGCGTGCCATTACTTAAAAAGGTGTCATCAATAAGCGCGGCGGTGGCTTTTAGCAAATCATCTAGTACTAACTTATCAATAGCAGGATCGGCGCGCCGTATTAACTCTTGTGTATAGACGGTGATAGCGGCAAGTTTATGCTCTTTTATCTCAATTGATTCGAAAGTAGGATTGGTTAGAGGTTTTTTCTTACCCTCACCCACCCAAGAAGCCGAACCGCCTGTTGCTTGCCCATTGATTTTTACATTAAACGGTACTGAACGGTAACCTTTCAATTTATCAAAAATAGTTTCATTGCGTAGCAACTCAATAAACTCACCGTGAAACGTATCTCGCTCAACAAGCGGTGCGGCAAAACCACCATCTGTGGTTGTACCTAATGTTGCTTTTTCTATGTATTTAATTACATCCTCACTAAACCCTAGATTTTTAGCAGCTGCTGCCGGTGAAATATAGTTGCCCTTTTTAGCCTCCAGTGCAGCAATCATTTTAGCGCGCGCAAATTGTGCGAATCCAATACCTTTAGGTAGATTAGACTTAACCGTTACATTATTACCCGCGGTTGATTGCACTCCCTCCGCTACAGTATCCCCTTTAGCCGGCGTAGTTGTTTCAGCTACCAGATTTGCTGTAGCGTGATTTTTCTCCAGTCTCGCCAGATTACGCTCTAATACCTTAATTTCATCCTCAGCCTTGGTAATAACAGCCTCCTGCTCCTCGGATGGTGTGAGCCCTTTCTCTACAGCCTCGCCTACAGTTTTGGCTATCAAATCCCGATTTTCTTTAATTTTAGCCTTGACCGCATTAATTTGTTCTTCAATAGTCATAATTAAACCTCTCGTTATCGAATTTAAAGTTTTACGATTAAGTGTTTATTTGTCGGAGCAAGGCTCACGACTAGGTGTTTTTTCGTCGCAACGCCGACGGGAGATTCTGGTGACGATTTAGCAGGGATAAGCGCGACCTGCTCCTTGGCGGTTTGCGTTGGTTGATTCGGCACGCCAGAATTCTTGGAAACGGAATCCGCATTAATTACAGCGTCCGATTTATTGGCTGGCTGTTTCTGAGATTCCGTAGTAGTAGTAGTAAAAAGCTGCTTTACTGTAGTGATGGTTGCTTCTGCATTGGCAGGAATAGTAACGGCTGATAACTCATACCAATCCCATACTGTGTAATGAATGCCGTATGAGTTCTCTATAAATGAATATTCAATAGCACGGAAGCCGATTGACAAACCCTTAACCAGTTTGTTTTTAATAGACAGCCATGCCGTATCCAGCCTATCCTTTAGAGAACCCTCCTCTTTAATACTTGCGAGCTGAATAACCACTTCAATACCCGCATCTGTTACCTTTGCCTCTATCACATCACCAATTGGCTGTGTATGGTCATGCTGCCACAAGAATGGGATAGGCAAAGTAAACTTAGCTCCTCTTGGGTCGACAACATCCTCAGCCCTATCCGTATTTGGCGTTGTGGCAATCCCTGTAATTATTCTTTTATCATCATTAAAAGACTTAACTTCAAGGTAGCCATATGCTTTAGTGTGATTCATAACAGCTAATCCTTATCAAAAAACTGCCTAAGCGGTTGTAATAACAAACACCTAAACGGCTATACAATAAAAATACTTTTCGCGTAATCCGGCTGAATTTTCTGCTTTTCAATCACCCCAACAGCCATTACGGTGGCGATAATTAAATCCATCCTGCCTGTCGCTTTTTCCTTGGATAATTTACGGTTACCAGCATCATCCGAAACAGCCACCGCATTACCGGCGCACCAATTAAGTACTGGATGCCCTGGATGTACAATCTCATGATTAAGGAGCATAGTTTCAAACTTCTCAATCGCAGGGGTCATATCTTTAAACCCCTGCCCAAAAGCCACCATCTCCGGCAGCGTTACACCTGAATCATTAGCACTCTGTACAAAGTCAACAATGCGCCAGCGGTCATAAGCCACACACTGCACATCGAAAAAATCACATAAAGCCGAAAGCTTTTGCGCAACCATGAGCTTACTCACTGCCGCACCCGGAGTAGTCTCAAGAAAACCTAGTGTTTTCCATTGCGAATATGGCACACCGTCTTTCTTTTCTTTGTCCGCAATATTTTCGTCAGGTACCCAAGCAAACGGCACTATCTGCCATGGCTCACCCTCCTCAATTGGCTCTACAACAAAAACCAACCCTGTCAAATCGGTTGTACTTGATAAATCCAACCCTCCCCAAGCACGCCGCCCGCGCATTGTGCGCCAATCAAAATCTAGTTTTTGTTCTTTCCATACATCTATACTAATCCACGGATTTAGCGCACCGACCCATTCGCAAAAATTTAAACGCCTTACAATTGATTCCTTACTTGGCATTCCACGCGCACCTATGATCTGCCCGCGCAGGTATTTCATTCCGGGTAGGTCTGATTCTTGCAAGGAGGGGTTGGACTTACACCAGCAAGATTCATCCTCAAGTGGGTCGTCTCCCTCATCCAATGAGCAAATGTAGGAAAAGAAGCTATCATCAATAATTTCACCTGATGCCACTTTTACACCATACTCGTGGTATTCCCAGCAAGGAGAATGCTTATCTGCTCCACTATTAGTAATAGCTAGGATTAGTGGGTTCTTGCGGCTCTTCGTCCCCGCTTTTAGCATTTCAAAAACAATATTAGTCTTATGCTCGTGCAATTCATCAATCAATCCAATATGCGGGCGTGGCCCAGACTGCCCATCATCAGAACTGATTGGCCGAAAAAATGAATTTTTCTTTAAATATGCCAGATTCCATTCTTTCCCCTTACCCCCGCTCGTTGATATGCGTTTAGCCAATTCTGGAGACTGCTCAACCATTGCAACGGCATCACGAAATAAAATCATTGCCTGATCTTTTTTGGTTGCTGCTGCATATATTTCTGCACGAGGTTCGTCATCAACAATCATCCCTGCCAATCCAATGCCAGCAGCCAGGGGGGATTTACCAGAACCTTTGCCAGTCTCTATATATGCTTGATTAAAACGCCTCGCTCCGTCTGTGGTTTTCCAACCAAAGAGGCTGCCGATAATAAAACACTGCCAAGGCAAAGGAATAAACGGCTTACCCTCGTAATCCCCACCATTAAGCTTTAACACCTTGCAGAAAAAGCGTATATACTTTTCCGCTTGCTCAGAATCAAAAACAAGGCCACGTTTGTGGCCTTGTTCTAAATCATCCAAATGTCGCTTACAGGCATTTCTAATATCTGGACCCGCAATCAATTTTCCAGATACAACATTTTGCGCATATTGAGTGGCACTATCCAAAGAATTCTTGCATCGGGTCTTCTTTGTTTTCCTCTCCATCATTGGTTACCTGAATTTTTGACCTTGCCGCCGGAGTCAATCCAAACTCAACAAGATAGGATTTAAATTGCGCATCAGCCGCACGTAGCTGATTAACAGCAGGATTATTCTTAATTAGCGTATTACCATTTGCATCAACGGTTTTATATGTCCGTCCGTCTTTTTTTATCAGCTCGCGCGCCGCCAAAATATCAGCATAGCAATCACACAAACGTTCTAAAGCAAGCACATCGGCCATTGTCAGAACGCCCATTTCATCCAAAATGACAACCAACCTATCCCACGCATACCGCGCCTTAGCTGATAGATGTTTCGGGCAATCCGTATCAAATTTTGCCGGTTTTGGCTCCTTTTTATTAATAGCTCTTTTGCCTGGGTTGCCCTTAACAAGCTTGAGTGCCGTAGGTATTGGTCGTCTACCGCCCATTTTTTAGGCTCCTAAAAAAAATATCCATTTCGCGGTTGCGCAAACAGAGGGAAGCCGGCGGTCAAGACAAGATTGGCATAATCCCGATTTCACCCCCCCCATCTTATAGACTGCTTTTGAGCAACCTTAAGAATCGGGTAGGTATCATCAAAAGATGATGCCCATCTAATCTATATATCGCTATTTACTGGATACCCATCCAATCCGATTACCGGCCTGCGCTTCCCTGTTCGCTCCTCATGCTGCTTAGTACTGTCATGGTGCAGCTTACATAATGACTGCCAGTTACTCCTTGACCAAAATAACCTCTGATCGCCATTGTGTGGCTTAATATGATCCACTACTGTCGCTGGCGTAATTCTGCCTTGCGCATTACAGTAGACGCATAAAGGGTGCTCCTTGAGCCATCTAGCACGCTCCTTGCGCCATTTATGCCCATAACCACGCTGCGCACTAGTCTTGCCCTCTCGCCATTCTTTTGCCATGTTAATTAATCCCTTTGCTTGATTAGTTAGAACTTATAAATCATATAATCTTTATATGTACGCCCTTTGCCGATAGCTGCGGTTACTGAAACATAATCAAAACCCATAAACCGTTCATCTTTTTGCTCAGTCATATAATCTAAATATTCTATAATTTCGCTGTGCTTATTCGAAAATAGAATAAATGGCGGCCTAATAAGTGTCATTAATTTTATAAAACTAATAAACCTGAATTCTTCTGCTTTACGATAAGCCTTTTGTTCTGAAAATAAGTAAGGCGGGTCAAGGACAAGTAGCGTATTTTTATTATTTACATGTTCTGGCAGTAACGCATCAAACGATTTAGAAACAACCTCAACCCCATCTAAATAGCCGGTAGCCAATGAGTAATCGCTTTTTCTCACCCTATTGTAAAGGACGGATTCTTTATAAATCTGATCCAGATTCTCCAAAATATCACCTGAAAACAAAAGCCATGTCTGCAAAGAGCCTAGGTCTATATAACCTTTAAAGCTCCTGATTTGCTCAATAACTAAGGACTGCGTGTGTTTATCCAATTTACTTTTTATAGGAACATCTTTTACAGTAACTGCTAACTGCTGCCTTAGCCTATTAATGTCTTCAATATGAGCCAGCCTATCAGCGTAATTATCGAAGTCATTATATATAACCCTCGCGCACGGCTTTAACTGCTTTGCAGTGTGAGCCAAAAGCCCACTACCACCAAATACATCTACTATCGTCCAGCCTTCACCTTGTCCTTCAATGCTTTCATTTAACACTTTTGTGAACTGCTTTAAAAAATTCCTTTTTTGCCCAACAAATGGCAGCGGAGCCTTATTAAATTTCATAACGAGTACCTATTTAGGCACTCGCGGTGCTCAATATTATTTAACTAATACTAAATTTATTTAAAAATTTACATCTGCAACATTTAACTACTAAGCCATGACATTCAACAGCTTCGGCCAACTTCTTATTACAAGATTGGCACCGTAATTCATGATACATAACCTACCTTTTACATTGGTGATATAATTCACCCGCCTCGCGAGGTGGCGGCTTTCCAATGCAGGTCACGTCTGCGGAGGGACATAGCTGGTGCGCTAACGCCAGCTATGTCGCCGTCTTTTCTTAAATTCAAATGCCCAATAAAAAACCAGCCATATAGGCTGGCTGTGAATAATGCGATATAAAAAACCCGCCTGAGGTTGGCGGGGGAATATTTAACTATAAGGAATTATATTTAATTGCCTTTCTTCAGGGCGCAAAAAAACTGCCAACAAGAGAAAGGCAAATTAACGGTGCTTTTACAAGGGAAGCATACCTATACTGTATATTAGCATTATATATAAGATACCCACTTTTATCAAGTGGTTACTTAAAATATTTATTAAAATTTTGGTCATGCTGTAAATAATCCCAAAAAACTATCAACGCCCTTTCAACATCTCTATACCACGTACTACTGTTTTTCCGTGTGCGCTGATTTTTTTGAACAACTTCCCTCCCAGAACGTTTAAAATACGGGCTTATATAAGCATACTGAATTCTTAGAATAGCAAATGCTTCCCTGTTGGTATTAGCTATTTTAAATAAAGCTCTTTTGACCATATCAAACACTTCTGGCGGATAGCGCAATATAAAAGTTGTTTTGTTTTTATCAATACCGCTTCTGTACTTCCATTCAATGCTTCTGCAATGCCCTTGCCTTACAACATCCCGCATCGCCCGCTCATACGCTTTTAAAACGTCTTCAGCGGCATCTATGCTACATTTTGATAACATAAGTCCCTCCTATCAGTGAACTTAACATCATTTTCAGCTCCCCATGCTGTTATATACTCAATCAGACTAGCCATGCGCTTAACCCCCATCTGCGCCGTCGATTCCCTTAGGTTAATAACCTCACCCTCTAGCCCTATCGCCATTTCTGCCTGTCCGCCAGTTGCTATCCGATGACCACTTACAAAAATCATCTTCCACTGCTCAATACTCAGTTTTTTACCGTTGAATGTTTTTTGTTTAGCTATGTCGCCAAGCATGGCATGTAATTTGGCATTCTGTTCGTCTGAACGTGTAACACCTCGCACTTCAATTAAAATTGCATCATGAGCATTTAACAATTCACCTATGTAGTCCCATGCAATTTTCATCACATCGCGTTTATTATTTTTATTGATTTTTCTTTTAAATCGCTCAGTCATAACAATGCCCTCCTTTTTTCTTTGTATAGCCTCTCTAACTGGCGTAAATCGTCTTTAGTGTAGTGGCGTGGCGCGTTATCAGACTCCAGTGCTTCTACAGCCTCCAATCCAATACGCTCAATTAACCCGCAGCGATAGTTGACATGGTTGCCACTTAAATAATTGTTGCAACGCTTACACTGGCCATGGCAGTTATCTTCATTAAAGCGTAGATTAGGTGCTGAACCTACCGAACGATAATGCCCTGCATCGTAACCATTAGGCGTATCAGGCAAGGGATTACCGCAACTAATGCAAGGCTGGTGTTTGTCTCTTAATCTGATAAAAGCATTAAATGCCGCCTGTGCACGCTTCGTAAGCTGCGGTATCGTTTCTAATGCGTGCTTACGGGCTTTTATAACCGCCCTTTCCTGCCGTTTTGCTGCCGCCTGTGCTTTTTTATTGTCAGCCTCGCGCTTTTGCTTATTCAAGGCTATAGCGCAAGCTGAGCTGCAAACAATCTGTAATGCCCGGTGCTTTTCAAACTCTGCGCCACACCAGCGACATTTACGTTTGGGTGGTTTTCGTAGCTGCTTCATTTTCACCATCTCCGCAATGTCCGTAACTCGTTTTCAATCGTATCTGGCTCAATTTCAAAACCAGCAAATCGGCATACCGCTTCAAAATCTCGACTTGTGAAATAATCCATCTCTTGACGTACCGCCCATTCGAGATTTTTGGCTTTTGTGTTGGCTATTCTTTCGCGTGCCTCTCTTAGTGCATAAATAATAACCGTCGACCATAAACGTTGACATGCTTTTGCTTGTTCTTTACTAGCTACCGGATCAATGTACATTTCAGTCTCAATCTCATTCATTTGTTTATTTTCACCTTTCCATCTGCATAAGTTCTTGGCAGCGTTTTTTGTGTTCTGCATCTTTTCTAGCTATCCACTCTTCCCGCTTCTTTCTCAGCTCATCCTCTATTGGCTCAAATTTGCCTTTTGAGCATTCCCCGCAATAAGGGAAATATCTCCATATCTCATCAAACCGACACCAGCCCCAGCCGCCTTTCCTTGTCATCTCATCGGCAACATATTCGCCTTTATTATTTTTTCGTTTCAGCATCCAATGACGACAAGCGACGCAACAAGCTACACAAGTGTTCATCTCTTTCCCTTTCCAGATTTTCTAAAGATTTAGCCCCAATGAAAATGATAGGAATTGGGAAAATCCACATCAGCAAAATAATTAAAAATGAAGCTAAATATTCGAATGCGATATAGAAGTTTTTTGCCGCAGCTCTAATATTTTTTGCCGCATCTCTAATGTCGTTTAACATGACCTTAGGCGTATAAAACAACCACGTGTGCGCCGCCTCTTTGATATATTTAATTTTCATTTTTTACCTCTGCGCTTCTCAACATCCCGAATGAATGCCCTTATAGCCTTTTTATTTTTATTTTTCTTCATCCCGTGCCAAATAATAGGAATTATCAAAAATGGGCAAAACAGCATAAACACCAAGAGAACAGGAGCAAATACGCCGTTATCTTCTATAAATTCTTTAAAGGTTATGCTCCTATCCCCAATAGGCGTAAATATTGCTTTTAGCGTGTCCGCCCATAGATATACCCACGCAAAGAAAGCTATTTTTAAGTTATTCATCAGTAACCCTTTTCTTTTTTTCCTCAACATCCTTTATTTCCAAATAAAGAATCGATAAAAGTGTATACGGGATAATTACAAAATATACCAAAAGAATAAACCAGCCCAAAAAATCAAGGGTATTCATAGATAAGGCGGTTGAAAATATTGGTGTTATCGTCGATATCCATAAAATCACGAACTCCCAGAAAACAAATCTGGGCATTATTATTTTTTCTCCCCACTTCTTTAAAACAAGCTTCAATTTATCCACGATACGACCCCCAGTTAAAACCAAGAATTAAGCCGCCACCCTCTTTTAGCCTGTCGACGATGCGTTCACCCAATGCGTCTTTAAGCTGGTTTATATTCAGATTGCTAATGACAATCGTCGGTTTCATGTTCTGATAGCGGGCATTAAAAACATCGAATAACGCACGGCTTTCTGCATCAGTACCAGACTGAATGCCAACCTCATCAACAATCAGCAGGTCATAATTTCCAAAGGCTGTAATGATTTCTGTTTCAGTGTATTCAGCGTTGTAGCTCTTCGATTCTCTAACCAGCCTGTTAATTTCTGAAACGCTGGTAAAACGCGCTGTACCACCATAGTGTTTAATGACGCATAAAGCCATCGCGCTGGCGATGTGAGATTTTCCTGTACCAGTATTGCCCAGCATTGTCATACAGCGCCCAGAGTGCCCCTGAGGGCTGCTAAATTCAATCAAAAAAGCCTTGGCGTCGTTAATTACATCCTGTTGCTCTTTGCAACTCACCTGATAGTTTTTTAGCGTTTTGCCAAGAAAGCGTTTTGGAATGCCTGAATTGCCGATTAGATCGTCAATCAGTTTGCTTTTACGTTCGGCAGCTTCTCGTAACTGCGCCGCTTTTTCGTCTGCAATGCGTTGTTGTTCGCGTTCACGTTCGCACTCTGGGCATTTGGTAACGCGACCAGATTGATATTTCGTTTGCTGGTATTCGCCATGTGTGCTGCATGTGGCTGTGCTTTGTCCGGCAACCACAAATTGCGGGTGGATGGCAAACATGCTGCCTACCGATGTCAATCCGCTTACCATGACAATCTTCCCCCCTCTGTGTGAAGAGGCACGTCTTTAACGCTAGGCTTGTGTGGCTGAGGCTGATTACGGTCTTCCAGCAACCATTTAGCTTCAAACCCACGCCAGCCTTTTTCTGCACACAGTCGAATTACTCCCTCAAGCGTCCACCCAGCTTTGTTTGCCTCCCGCTCAATTCTGCCTAGGGCTGTCATGGTGAGCGGTGCCTTTTGCGATTTCCGTATGGCAATAAAATCCTTGGCAACCTGTTCATCAACTCCCTTGTCTGTGAGCAAGGCTAAACCCTCAGCCCATACCCCCAATTTTTTTTCGCCGGTGGTCTGTTTTTCTTCACAGGGAGGTTTTGCAGTGCCTGTATATATATTTTCTGTATTCTTATGCAGTAATCTATTGTTGTAATCTAATGCTCCTTTATACGAATCCCCCATTTGTGCCCCCGCGAATCCCTCATTTGTAGCTTCGCGAATACCTGATTTGTCGATTCCCGAATCCCCTTTTTGCGTTTCGGGAATCTCCGATTTGTCGTTTGGTGATTCGTCATTCGGCGATTCGGTATTTTCTGTTTCGCTATTCGCCAAATGCTTGCAAACAAGCTCGTCATAAGCAGCAAAATCAATCCTAAAATAAAGCCGGTGTTCTAGCCTTTTATGTGTCTCATGCAGAACTCCATGCTCTTTTAATTTCTTCCGAGCCGTTTCCTGCTCTTTTGCACTTAATCCGGTTTCATCTTCAATCTGTGCAGCAGTTTTATATATTCCAAGCTCGTGCTCAGTCTTATCTGACCAATACACAAACTGCCCGAATAATATGGCTGCGTTTACACTGCCTAGCAGCTTCGCTAGTCGCGGGTGATAGGCTATTGGCCTACCTAGCAGTTTTAATGTCTCTGATGGGCTCATATTGCACCTCTAACCTATGCTAACCAGTTCGTTTTAGTTGTCATCGTATGTCTCAATTTTTATTTATAAGTAATCTGATCTATTTTTTTGACTTTAACCGCTTCATGTAAGCTCTTAATCGCCATACCAATATCGAAACTAACTTTTTTCCCGCGTGTCCCTTGTAAGGCAGCATTAATCCATGGTTGAGAAACGCCGATTTTTTGTGCCATTTCTTTTTGTGTCAGTCCACTAGCGTAGATTTCTTTAAGAAGTTTTTGCCAATCCATAATGAATACCAATATTACTATTGAACTTATTTAATCACATTTATAATTAACAATCAAATTATATTATAACATTTGTAATTTATTAAGTAGGTAATAAGTAGGTATACAAATTTGTAGCGATAATCACATATGTGATAAATTCATTACTTTAAATAGGAAAGTGAAGTATGACCACATTCGCCGAGCGCGTAGCTAAACTTCGAGAGGAGAAAAAACTGTCGCAAGAGGAGCTGGGGAAAATAGCAGGCATCAAACAAAGCACAATAGCCCATATAGAAAAGGGTAGAAATAAAAGTACAAGAAAAATCATAGAGCTTGCTGAGGCACTTGACACCACGCCCAATTATTTGATAAATGGCGTGATTGATTTAAGTGTAGCGCCGGCGTCGTCAGAAATAGGCAGTTACACTGAAAAAGATGTGGACAATCCTGATATAGGAGCGTATGTGAAAATTCCATATTACGATATAAGTTTATCTGCGGGTATTGGCAATGCGACTTGGATAGTTCGCGATAACCCAGAAAGATTACTTTTTAGAGAAAGTTGGCTCCAAAGTCGTAGGCTTAATGAAGCCACCCTCAAAGCTATGTATGTACGAGGGGAGTCAATGGAACCTCTTTTATATAATATGGATACAATCCTACTTGATATCAGTGATGTAGATGTTGTTGATGGCTGTATATATGCGATAATTTTTAAGGGCAAGCTATATATAAAAGAGTTACGCAATACAGAAAATGGCATAGATATTATTAGTTACCATCCAGATTATGAACCCATGCACGTAACACAAGAAACATATGATCAATTTCAAGTCCTAGGCAAAATGGTCTGGCGAGGTGGTTAAGAAGCAACTTATATACCGCTAAATATAGCGGTTTTTTTTACACTTAATCATTACAAATGTAATTTTAATAGCCTTATTAATCAACTGTTTATTACTTTTACACTTAAATAATTACAAAAATGATTGCACAATCTTAATCACAATTGTAATATGCACCCATCGAAGTTAAACAACTTCACCGCACCGGCTCAGGGCAGCGGGATATAAAAGCCCGAGGCAAGTTAAGGAGCTTGCTGGCAAGCCGTTAAGCCCTCGCGGGCGGCCAGAACAAAACCAGTAAGCCGGTAACGCTTACAGACAGACAAGTCTAAAAATCCAAAGAACTTTATGAAAGGAGAGCGACTTCAAACACCAACTTTGACGTATATCTGAATGTACAAATACTTAGATATACAAACACGCTAATGAGTTTAAAAATCGCAGCCCATTCTAACGAGTGGGCTTTAGTTTTTGAGCTTTATTACATATTTTATTGAAAGGAATTAACTATGATTAAACTTACTAAAGCAAAGAAGATTGAAACAAAAGCATCTGAAATTAAATACCCTGTGGCTAGAAAATCAAAACACAACGGGGAGGTTGTTCTTTTTTACGGGGAGAAAAGCGGTGTAGTGGTTGAGGCTGGCGACCCGCACAAATCACGCAACTCTGTGGGAACTATATCGGAGAATTGGACTTCCTGCATGGATGAAAACACGTGGGAACCTGTAGACGCTCACATTTACGGATAACTTATCAATTCAAATGCATTCGATGAGTGCATTTCCGTGGATGAGTAGACAACGCCAGCTAATCGCTGGCTTTTTAATGGAGCTTGAAATGACAGGACGAAAATTATATACAGTATGGTACCGCAATGATTTTTATATTCAGATTGGTATTGATTGGGATTTCCCTGGTATTAAAGATCGGATTATTAGTATTGTTGATACTTTTTTTGCTGGCTATCCACATGACGGGACTATTTCTGAGTGGGTTTTCGAGCATTTTTTGCAAATGTTTGCGGCAGACTTTTCATACGAAATGCTCCAGATGGATTTGGACGATATTATTTCATGGCTGTTTAGAAGACACAAGCTACGTTTAGATGGTAAAGAGGGAATTACGCTTTGCAAATTTAAAACCCCTAAACAGCCTAAGTATTTTGATTTTAAAATAAAAAAGATAGACGACTGCAAGGATTCATTTTGCCCAGATAACCGTATTAACAAAGATATATATGGACGCTGATTCTATAGAATTCTCTTATACATAATCTGCCAGCTAAATAGCTGGCTATTTTATTGGAGTGGAATAATGAGCACAGCTATACAGCAATCCAGGCCTGACCTTTCTAGGCTCAATGCTGAAAGCTTAGCTAAAAAGCAGGCTGAGCATGAAGAATTTAGCAACTACACGCCAAAAAAACAAGCTCGACTTAAACTACGGAAATTTCTTAAAGAATTTCAAGATGCGAGCATCATAGATAAAGATTATAGCTTTGACCCAGTAGACGCTAAAACCTTGGATACATTTGCCGATTTTTTAACACGCAAGTTGAAATATATTAAAAACCCGCAGCAATTATCGAATACTGGGATTTTCGATGCGCTTTTGGACTACGGGGATTTTAAAACGGACGAACGTGAGCAGCTACTCTTGGGCGGGTTGATTAAAGAAGCTAATACTAGACGGGATAGGGATTATCAATACACTAAAGCGGCCAAGCTTTTGGCCAGTGCGTTATATGCCGACCCACCGGATTACTCAAAAGTTAATGCTAAAGCTGCGGAACGTGAAAAGAAAAAGGAAGAAGCCAAAAAAGCAAAAATAATGAGCCAGCGGGCAGCTAGAACATACTTAAATGTCCCCTACCCTGAAAGATGGATAGCAAAACAGCATGGAGCCAGATGGGATAAAGATGTAAAAAAATGGTATTTACCCGAGGGTGTAGAAATGCATGAGGATTTAAAACAGTATGCCTGTGATGAATGATTGGGTTTTGATTTAGTGATGCCAGCCTAGTGCTGGCTATTTTAATGGAGCTTTAAAAAAATGGAAGAACATAACCTTGTAACTGATGTTAGTAATCTCATCAATGCTATTCATGCAAAAAAATTGGTAGCAAACACTGCGGAAACTGAGTTAGGGAAACGCTTAGAAAATGCAATTATTAATTATGGATATTCTCAAAAAAAGAAAACTATTTCATCTAATGAAGATGTGCAAATAAATAAATACTTTGGAGGTTGATATGAGTATTACGACATTTGTGCTTGGCGACAGTGGTACGGGGAAATCCACTTCATTGCGTAATTTAGACCCTAAAACATCATTTTTAATTCAGATCAGGCAAAAGCCGTTGCCATTCAAATCTAAAGAATGGTGCCAAAGGGAAAAGCGGGAAGATGATACATGGACTGATGGTAATATCTTTGTTAGCGACAATTCAGACAAAATTGTACGCATCTTACGCAGGCTGCCTGATCACGTTAAAACAATCATTATCGATGATTTTCAGTATTTGATGAGTAATGAATTTATGCGCAGCGTAACGGATGAACTTCAAGGCAATGCAGTATTTCATAAATACAACTGTCTGGCAAAGAATGCATACGAAGTTATAGACGCCGCAACTAGCTGCCCTACTGACAAGCGTATTTACATCATGGCGCACACTCAAACTGATGAAATGGGCAGAACCAGCATCAAAACCATTGGCAAGCTACTGGATGAAAAAATTGTGCTTGAGGGCATGGTAACAATCGTTCTGCGCACGCAGGTAATTAATGGCAACTATTTATTTAGCACACACAACAATGGCAATGACACGGTAAAAACGCCTATAGATATGTTTGAACAAGATTTGATAGAAAATGATTTAAATAAAGTTGATACAGTTATTTGTGATTATTACGGTATAGAGAAAGGAAGTAATAATGTTTGAACTTAATAACCAAACCGCCCAATATGCAAAAGATGCCGACGCACTAGGTGGATTTATTAATGAAGCCGGGAAATACATTGGCCATTTTGAAAGCGTTATCTGGCACGTTAAAGACGGAGTCAATGGCAGATCAGAGGGTTTATTTTTTAATTTCATCTCTGATTCAAAGCAAAAAGCGCGCTTTTATATCAATACTAGTTATCGTAACGGCGAAAAAAATCAAAGTGGGCAGAGCTTGGTTTATGCGATTTTGGCCTGTCTAAGGGAAAAAAGTGCGGGCGAGCCTGTTAATTGTGCGGTAAAGCAATATGATAAAGAAACTGGGCAGGTTGTTGATGTTATTAAACCTTGCTTTACAGCGTTACAGAATAAGCCAATTGGGCTGGTAGTACAGATGGTGCAGGAGGATGGTGACAATAATCCAAAGCCCATGATTTTAGCGCCATTTGAAGCAAAAACAGAGTTTACCGCCTCGGAGATTCTGAATCGCTCAACAGAGAAAGTTATGCTGGAAAAAATGGTTGCTCACATCGCCAGTAAACCACTATATGATAAGCGTACATTTAAGCCTAATTCCCCAGTCTCTACGCCAGCACCGCCACAACGGCAGCACACGCAACCTATGACCGCTCCTGATGATATTGAAGACGATATCCCATTTTAATAATTAATTATAAGCCGCCTAGTACGGCTTTTTATTTTGGAGATAATTATGAGTAATATTAAACTGTATCAATGTGCGGATGATGTTGTTAGATTACTTAATGCAATGGATAATGATGCAGACATTTCACCTGATACCATCGCAATGGTTATAGAAGATTTTCAAAGTAAAGCACTGGATGTCGGTGGATATGTTTTGAATCTTTCATCTCAAAGGGAAATGATCTCCAACCATATAAAAGATATGCAGGCAAAGTTGAAATGGTTTGATAATAAAATTGAAAACATAACAAAATACATTGAAATTCAAATGAGACGCTCGGACATCAAGCGGATTAATTCTTTCGATGGAACTTTCTCAATGAGTTTTCGGAAAAACCCGCCAAAAGTTGAAGTTTTTGATGAAAGTCTTATCCCTGATGAGTATTTCCGTATAAAGACGGTTAAAGAGGTAGATAAAAATGCTTTAAAAGAAGTACTTAAATCTGGCATTGATGTGCAGGGCGTTGAATTAATTCAAACTGAGACTTTGAAAATTAAATGAATTTACCCCAAATGCAGAAAATGAAACGTATTTATCATGATGGATGGGATGGCAATGATTAATGTTTTTCCATAGGAGGCAATAATGCTAAATAACAATTATGGAGCAGGTATATAGCTGTTAAATGTGAGAAATATGAACGTGAAGCCGCCTAGTGCGGCTTTTTATTGGAGCTGAAAAAAATGAACAAAATAGATTTAGATGTATTTTCAGACGAAAAATTTGTAGAGCTTATACTAGACAAGCATGCTACCGGAGAGACAATATCTAACCTTGAAGCCACTAGACTAGTCCGGTCTTTCAGTGTAGAACATGAGGTTATAGAATCTTCCGACACCTTCTTTACGTGCTGCGATATAGTTAAACTCCAAGACAGGTTTTTCAGTATTGAGTATGAAGAAGATGCCTCACGCTGGCACTCAGCGGGAATCACTGAGGTATTTGAGTTTTACGAAGTGAAGCCTGTAGAAGAAGTGGTAACAGTAGTGCGGTATGCACCTATAGATGAGAATTAAAATATCAATAACACATAAACCAGCACCTAGCTGGTTTTATTTTTGGAGCTGAAAATGAGTAATCAAAATATTGAAGTGTGCTTCAGAATTAAACCTTTTTCTGATACCAAATGTTATGAAGATTTGGAAGAGTGTTTAACTAATTGCGAAGCTTTATATGCTGGGGTGGTTATCGAAGTTTGTGAGTTAATTCGGGCATATAAAACTTTCCCCCTTTCGGTTGATGAAATTTTATCGGATGCAGATATGCTTATGACGGAAGAAATCTCTGCCGGTGAATGGGGGGAATTTACGGAATATAGTGATATCCCCGCTGAAGAAAAAGAGAAACTCCAAGCATATTTAAACTCGCTAGCAGAAAAATATGTTAGCCCTAAGTGCGGGCGTTGCGGTGATCAAATTAAATTAATAAAGCTAACCCAAGCGGATGTTGATTGTTTTAATAAAACAGGTCGACTTAGCGAGAATTTAAAAGCGCAGATACCTACTAATAGTTAAATAGCCAGCGACTGCTGGCTATTTATTTGGGAGCTTGAAATGAGTAAATTTATAGAAGTAACAGAGCAAGATGATACAGGCATTGTAATTAATGTTGATTGCATACAGCTATTATGGGAAAGCGATGATGGACATGCTCGTATGCTTATTTCAGTTTGTACTGGTGCGGAGGCTCACACATTTAAAGAGTCTTATGAAGAGTTAAAAACTAAATTAGGTGCTATATGATAGCTTGGCATAACGCACTGGATTAATATCAATGAGCTGCCATTCCCTTAACAAGGAGGTGAAATGGATAATTTTCTTAATTGGTATAGTTTTGAAAAAGATGGACCACCTAGAAAAGACTGTCTATGCCTTATCTATATCGAAGGCACCACGCACACCAGATATCGAACTAAGCATTGGACAAGGTTAGATATAGATTATTATTATCTAGAAAGAGCAGAATGGGAGTGGTGGGATCGTGGTGAGCGTGAGGAGGATAGATCCGCTATTACGATTACCCATTATATCCCAATATCTGAAATCCCTATGCCTAAATAGCCAAGCCCGCCAAGTAAAATAAACTCAGTGAAGTTGGGGCTTCACTGAGTGTACCGAGGTAGACAGAATTATTACCTGTCTTCTGTAAAAGTCAAGAAAAAAATCACTTGCATTTTTACTAACAAAACAGTAATGAGTGTACAGTAATTATATATTCTTGTCTATTCTATCCCGTTTAAAAGCTAACAAATTTAGAAAATGAAGCCAGCTAAATGCTGGCGTTTTTATTGGAGCTTTAAAATGACTGCACCTGTACTAGACCCATGCTGTGGCAGTCGCATGATGTGGTTTGATAAGCAAGATGAGCGCTGTCTATTTGGTGACAAAAGACAGGAATCTACTACTTTATGCGATGGCCGTGCATTGGAAATTAAACCAGATATCCTGCTGGATTTTACTGATTTGCCATTCGAAGATAATGAATTTCATCTTGTTGTTTTTTGACCCGCCGCATTTGAACAAAGCCGGTTCTAAATCGTGGCTGGCTAAGAAGTATGGAATACTAGGACAAGACTGGCGAGATGACTTACGGAAAGGTTTTGCTGAATGTTTCCGAGTTTTAAAACCAAACGGCACTTTAATCTTTAAATGGAATGAAACCCAAATCAAGGTTAAGGATATTTTAGCCCTCACACCGCATAAACCATTGTTTGGCCATGTGACTAAAAGACATGGAGGCACGCACTGGTTTACTTTTATAAAAGATTAATTTGCCAGCTATTAGCTGGCTTTTTAATGGAGCTTGAAATGACAGGACGAAAATTATATACAGTATGGTACCGCAATGATTTTTATATTCAGATTGGTATTGATTGGGATTATCCGGGAATTAAAGATCAAATTGTTGCTGTGATAAAAGATAGTCCTATATTTTACTACAAAAGAGATTGTCCTTTTGAGACTTATTTGGAAATTTTTTTAAAATCAATAACGCATGAACTTTCTTCTTGTAGAATCAACGACAAAAGCTTAGACCATATACTTGTAGATATATGTTATGAGACTGGATTACGATTTGATGGAGAAAATGGGATTACGCTTTGTAAATTTGAAGTTCCTCAATGGCCTCATGTTTATGATTTTAAAATTACAAATGTTGAAGAATGCAATAATTTTCAAGTTATAAACATGGAACCACATTTATATGATCATCTGCATCCAGACTATATAGATTCATATTATTAATAAGACGCCAGCTATTAGCTGGCGTTTTTAATAGAAAGGAAGAGGTAGTTATGTACGCAGTTTTTGGTAAATCTATAAAAAAAGAAGAGCAAAGAAAAGGCGATATTGCCAACAAGCTCAGCCCATCAGATAGGTATTATTCCAATAATAATGCGTATCAGATTTCACCTGATTACTCTAGCCTAGAGCGCTGCTATGAGTTTATAGAGCTTGCAAAAAAAACGCATGACGTAAGATGCATATACATCGCACAGGCGGAGAAAGTTACTGTAAATGGAAGAAGTCCTAAAATTAGCAAGAAAACTGGGAAACCTTTATTCCGATTTGTGAAATTGATTGCAATTTAGTATTGGTGAAACCATGATTAAACTACAGATAACTGCATTTATTGCAGTTTTTTTTATGACTGCTTCCATGATGATATTACCTGTACCTACTGAAACAGAGCAGCTACAGATGCAGCGCGAATACGCCGCTAAACAAATGCAACAAAAAGAGCAATTAGCAGATTTAGAAGTTAAACGGATAGCTGATGCGTATACGCGGATGAGTGATGCAGAACGCTTGCGCGGTGATGCTGAGGCTTTGTATTGAGAGGCAATAAAAATGTATATGTATATGACTAAATTTACAGAGGCTGTATCAACCCTTCCCAGCTGGGCTGTTTTGAAGCTTAATGACAAGAATGCGGCAATCCTCGCCCCATTTGAACTTGGCTATGGGGCACGGCTTTTTTGTATATTCACAGTAGAGACGAATTATCTTTTAAGTTGACGGACGATGCTCGAACTGCCATGTACGTCGCTGATAGAGAATTAGACCTAACAGAAGAATTAATACAGGAATTAAATAATACGCACGGCATTAAATACGCGCAAGTTGTAGACAGCGGCGAAATCATAGCAGAGCACAGGGATTTAAATCTATTGCACAAAGCGATTGAGGACGCAGCAAAGTTGGCGCTCGCTATGGTATTTAGGTGCCCTAATTAGGAGGTGTTAAGATGACTAATAATGAAGAATTAACATTAAAAGAAGACTCTTGGGAGATTGAACGCCGCGATGACGGTCGAATTCTGCTTTTTTCTCCATACGAGATTGTGGGTGGTGAAAACTTTTGTCTTTTTCTTACTGTTAATGATGAGGAATTCAATTTAACGGATGACAATTACGTCGCAATGACCTTGTCGCAAAATGGATGGAATATACCAGAAAAAGTAATTGATGAGTTAAAGAGTTGGGCGTCTGCCCATTGTAACTATGCCCGAATAACTTCCAGTGGGGAAATTATAGCATCAAGTAGCAATAGATGGGCGTTGTTAATAGCGGTTAACGAAGCAAGACTGTTGGCAACTTCGATGAGGGTTAAATATTACATTCGGCGCCGGAAAGATTAGGGTATACAAATGAATAATGTAATTTACAAGCCTGTAAACGCAGGTTTCATGTTGTTGTCTTTCGCACAATCCTAAAGAAAGAAAAAAGTAACAATCCAAAAAAATACATCAGGGTAAATGCAAATCTGTCAAAAAAGTTATCGCAGAAAAAACATTGGACGGATGGGAAGCAGCTCACGCGTGGAGTAATCAGTTTTTGGTGTAGGTGTGTTCTGACCCGCCCAGCGCGCAGGTGGCGGGATTAATAACAGCGCGCAGCACATAGTTAGCCCTCCTTTACTTTCGTATGTGCCGACTGACCGCCGTAAGCGGTCGTGACAGATAACACAAACAATGCCGCCTAGTGCGGCTTTAGTTTTTGAGCTTAATAACAGATGGAGGTAATACGCATGGATAACCAGGAACAAACGGCGCAACACTTAAAATTTTTGATTGCCTATTCATTTTGGTATGAAAAATTTATGTATAAGTTTTTCGGTCGACTAGATAAGTTGGCTGCGTTTATTTTGATGCTCGTGGCTATTTGCACGGTAGCCGGATTGTGTAGCGCAATAATATCCGGCTTCATAATTACTATCGTTGTGTTTTTTCAATTAACCATCAAAGCCGGCGTCAAATCTCAATCAGCAAAAGCGCTATATCGTGAGTATGAAGCACTATATTCGCATTTTGATGATTATGATATTGAGGTGGTTAAGGGTAATTTTTTAGAACTTGAGCAAAAGGATAACGAGGAAGTAGACGCCTTAGCTTATCCAGCTCGGCTAGCCGCCTTAGAGATGTTAGGGATGACACCAGCAAACGGTTATACAGAAGTATCAAGAAACCTAAGCGTATACGAAAAGTTAATCCTATTTTTTATAGGGGTAAAGATAGAGTATGCATTTTCTGAAAAGCCTAAGACACAAATCATATCCGAATCATTGAAACTGGTTAAGGATAACAATGCAAATTGAATATATATAGTAGAATTGGGTTGTTTGTTGGAAGTGCAGTTCTGGCATATGCACGATGGCAGTCGATGCCTAACCACCTGCTACCCTGCCCGAGTTTAAAAATCGATAGAGAGATGAAAAGATGCTTTTAGAATGTTTTGATGAATCAAGCTTATCGTTAATTGCAGAAGCTGTTAGTAATGAGGAGTTCAAATCAGCTTTAAAAATGATTGATGAATATGAAGCGTTTCTGCAAGGGCAAGAGGATTTGGCTGCACAAATGGCAGAAGATGTGGGTGGAGTTCTGCCTCCTCAGGCGTTCGAATTTTTTAAGCAACACACGGAGGAGCAAACGCGGATCGGTGCAAGGTTGGAAGAATTAAGACAATCAATACCGCAAAATTAATTTAGTTCAAATGCCCGCCAACCAGCGGGCTTTAGTTTATCTATTACAAACAATTCAAATTGAAAGGAGTTAATCATGATTTCAAAGGCTGAAACGCTACTTCCTGAAGATATGTATCCCGTAGCGCGAAGAAATAAACATAAGGGTTTTATCGTTATTTTTACTGGTGCGCGTAAAGGGACGGTTGTTTCTTGTGATGAAAAAAACCCTTGCCCTACAGGTTACCAAGCAGATGATTGGATTCCGTGTTATGAGAATGATGAGTGGATCCCTTTAACGTTGACAATTTACGGATAACTTATCAATTCAAATGCATTCGATGAGTGCATTTCCGTGGATGAGTAGACAACGCCAGCTAATCGCTGGCTTTTATTTTGATTATCAGGACAGATAACATGAAAACTAAATTGATTATAGCTGCTACAGCGGCTTTTTTTATTGCTGGTTGTGAAATGACAGAAGCCGAGAGAGCCGAAACACGTAAACAGATTGATAAAGAAGCCGCCCGTCATATAGGAGAAACATCTATAACTTTAAGAGATGGACGCAAAATCACCTGCCTTACTTACAGGGATGGTTACGCCGGAGGCCTATCCTGCGACTGGCATAACACACCGCAACCTAAATAACCCTAAGCAAACGTAACAACACACACACCGGCAATTAGCCGGTTTTTATATGAGCAAGATTATGTCTGAAACATCACCCTATGCAGAATTTTTGACACCAGCAGAGGTAATCGTATTAACGGGGTATAAAGCCAAAAGCAAGCAAGTTGAACATTTAAGAAAACAGGGTATTCCTTTTCGTTTAAATGGAAGAAATGAGCCGATAGTATTGCGCCAAGCCCTATTAGGGAATAAAAAGCAGCATTCAAGCAGTACTCAAGTTAAAACACGCTGGCAATCACCTATGCTAAGCAACTCGGCATAA